GGAAATTTTGCGGTGATGGTCGTTGGTCTTTGCGAGTTGCTCAAGGTAAAACAACTTAGCGAGTGATTTGCTCAATGTAAATTCTCCGGTTGAAAAGGTGTTCCAGCGTAACGATCAGAAGTGCTTTTGTGGCCGCATCTACATCGCCAGGATGGTCCGTGTAACGAGTCACAAGTGAAACCGCATAGTCTAGCAATGCTTCACTGGCTTCGTATTCGTCTTTGTCGTGTGTGTTCATAGCGCAAAGATTACAGCAAAAAAAAGTCTTGTCTATTAGGGTTTGTCCTAATGTTTTTTTTGTTGCAGACCCATAAGATTGAGGCTCAACACAACCAAAGGAATGATATGAAAATCACTTTATCGCGTCAGGAAGTTGAAAAAATCTTGCTTGACTATGCCAATAAATTGGTCGAGGGCTACGGCTTTAACGAGGTTGTCGGAGGTTCTTACCGCGACATACCTTCAAGCGTTGACTTGGTTAAGACTGAGCCAAAGGAGCAGGAATGAATACAGCGCAACTTACAAGGGTGCGCAGCTTGTTCTGCGTAGCCGGTGTACCCACACACATTCAGCGCCACAACTGCCGCCAGTGGGTTAAATCAATCAGGAATCTTGGCGACAAGTGGCTTTTGGCTCAACCAATAAAGAGGCCACAATGACTGACTTTGAAGGCGTACAATTCTGCGCTTACTGCGCAGAAGAGCGAGGAGACAAACGCTCTTGCTGTCAGGAAAATCACTGGGTTGAATATGAAGACCTGGATGAAGAAACTAAAAACTCACTGAAGGAATCAAAATGAACGTCTATCAGAAACTCAATGCAGCTCGTGCTAAATTTCACAGCATTGAACTCAAGAAGTCAGGCCACAACAAGTTTGCTGGTTACAAGTACTTTGAACTTGGCGACTTCATTATCCCAGCCTTGGAAATCTTTAAAGAACACGGACTGACAGGCATTATTAGCTTTGGCAAAGAAACTGCTGATCTGCGGATTGTCAACAGCGAAAAGCCAGAAGAGGTAATTGTTATTGAATCGCCCATGTCTTCAGCGGCTTTAAAGGGCTGCCATGAGGTCCAAAACCTTGGGGCAGTGCAGACCTACCTGCGCAGATATTTGTGGGTTGCAGCGCTGGAAATCGTTGAGCACGATGCTATTGATTCAGCGCCAGCAAAAGTCATCATCACGCCATCACAAGGTATTGCAGACAACATTCCTGAAGAAGAAATGCAGTACCTTAAAGAATTAGCGGTCGAGTTGGTCGCTAACGTGGCTGAAGGCAATTCAAAACAAGCATTGACACGGCTTGATTCGGAGAACCTAGAGGCAGATCAAAAAGTAGCGTTGTGGTCGCTGTTAGACAGCAAAACACGCAGTTCAATCAAGAAAGCAAAGGAATAACCATGCAATACGATAACGCAAATCGAGGAGCCATCTTCAAAAATGAAGACAAGCAACAAGATAACCATCCCGATTACAAGGGAAGTTTGAACGTCAATGGTGTTGACTTGTGGGTATCAGGATGGCTTAAAACGTCCGAGAAGACGGGTAAAAAGTTTATGAGCCTGTCAGTCAAGCCTAAAGAAGCAGCGCCCGTTAAAAAGGCTTCTAAGCCTTCCAGCGGTTTTGATGACATGGATTCAGACGTGCCTTTTTGACTTGGAGAATTGAAATGATTGAAATGAATGAAGACGCAATTCCAAATCGAGTGACGGTTGCAGACATGCAAGCCAAAGTCAAATCGTCTGCATATGTTCGACTACCAGATAGCACAACAACTGTTTGCCAAATTACTTTGGAAAACGGCTATACGCTTATAGGTACAAGTGCCTGTGTTGATCCCACAAACTACAACCAAGCAATTGGCGAAAAGATTGCGTTTGATAACGCATTTTAAAAACTTTGGGATTTAGAGGGATACCTATTAAAACAGCGCCGTTTTGAAGCTGGCTTAAATTAACCTGGAGACAACATGAAAAAACTTGTTATCGGCGTTTACCTTGCAACACTTGCCACAATGACTTGGGCCAGTTGCACAACAAACACTTATTACATCAATGGCAAGATGACCACTTGCACTGTTTGCTGTACGCAGTTCGGTTGCACAACTAGCTGCTTCTGATTTACGGGCCGAAAGCGGATGCTGCGAAGAATAGGCTAACCCCAGACGGATACCAGTGCAGCGAGTAGGCCCAACTATCAAATTTAAGGATGTATAAGGCTGTCTATTAAGCTCCTTATATCTTTTAACATCTCAACAGGATAATTCCATGACTTTTACACTTGAACCCAATGAAGCCGCTTTTATTGTCCGCGTGCTTGGACAATTGCCAACAGAATCAAACGCATACCCACTGCACCAAAAACTTGTTGCTCAGTTCAAAGAACAAGAGGGCGAACAAGAAGTAATGCAAGTTGGAGGCACTGATTGATGAAAGAAACCCAATCTTTTGGAATGACAGAGTTCCAGGTCATGCAGTGGGCTGAAGCCAGAGGCATCTATGAAAACGGAACAGCACTAGGCCAAGCTAGTAAAACCGTTGAGGAAGCCTGTGAGTTGTTGGTAGCAATTGCCAAGAATGACAAGGCTGAGATTGCTGATGCCATTGGTGACGTTATGGTCACACTGGTCAACGTAGCAGTGCTGTGTGACATGGATGTTCGTCAATGCTTCTATAACGCTTACAAGGTCATTGAACCACGTAAGGGTTACATGAACAAAGATGGACAGTTTGTAAAGTCGGACATATAATTTCCGCATCACTGGGGAGTGATGTTCTAGTAAGCCCATTAAGGCAGTCTGCACCGTACTAGCGGTGTCTCCCCACGGTTAAAACCCGAGACTGTCTTTGTGGGCTTTTTTTTGGCTGGGGAGCCTATATGAAATTTAGAATTCCGTTGCCGACTCAACAAGAGTTGGTTGAGTTGTTTGAGTATCACCAAAATGGTGTCATTACAAGCAAGTACTCTAAAAGCAACAGAAGGATTGGCGCAAGCGTAGGAGTAAAAAACAAGTACGGCTATCTTACGGCAAAGCTAAACAAGAAAACTTATTGCGTTCACAGATTGATATGGACTATTTGTAATGGTTTTATCCCTGATGGTTTTGATATTGACCACATAAATGGAAATAGGTCTGACAACAGAATAGAAAATTTAAGGCTTGTAACAAGACAAGGCAACAACCAAAATTTGCAACACGCAAAATCCAACAGCAAAACAAAATTGTTAGGCGCTTGCTTTCATAAAGCAAGCAAAAAATTTGTTGCTCAAATTAGAGAAAATGGAAAATACAAATACTTGGGCTTGTTTGATACAGCCTTAGAAGCTCACAATGTTTATTTAAAAAGAAAGCGAGAAATTCATGCAACTTGTCAAATTTAAGGAGTCGTGATGGCTTGTTTTGAGTGCAAATCACCAGTGTCTTGCATGAACACTGGACGCTGCCTTTTACCAAACCGCCAAGAGTCCGCTCTTGACAAACAAGTATCGGGCAATCACTACAAAGACAAAGGCATCCAGCCCATTGTCTACATCCATGCAAATGATCTTGGTTTTTGTGCCGGGAACGTGGTGAAGTATGTGACTAGGTACAAAACCAAAGGCGGGGCTGCTGACATCAAGAAAGCAATCCATTACCTAGAACTGTTGCTCGAGCTGGAGTACAAAGATGGTAACACTGCCGTTTGATTACAGTAGGTGTGAGCCAGAGTTACCAGACTCGCACTGCAAGAACTGCCGCCGATGGAGTCGTCACCCTGAACAGGTGAACAATCCTTACGGTCAAAGTTTTGTCAGTGTTGAGTCCAGCAGCTCAGAGTCTTGCCACTACATGCCTGTCAGCCTTCTAGAACGTCCAAAACGTGCTTGATGTGCTTTAGGCGGTCATCTAAGCCGATTGTGCCGCCATTGATCTTCTTGGTCATGGCGACATAATCTTTTGCATCGGCCTCTTTGTTCAGGCCACGCTTATTCCAGAACCATGCAGCACTCAAAGCAGCATACTTTG